TGTACATTCAGAGGGTCGCTAGGCATGTTTGAATCCGAACCGCCTTCGGTCTGACTCAAGTACTCCTTCTTCTCTTATAGTTATTAACAATTATAGGTGGAATAAAAAACTAAGCAACCGAAGCAGGTTTGAGTTTGAAATCCATGACTAAGCAGAGAATACAAAGAGCAATTTAGACAAGTTACAGTTTGCTAGACGCTAAGTGCTTCCTTCCATTTCAGTAAGTGCTTTTTTGTATAGAAAAAGTTTTTTGCCAAACCACAGAGAACTGGCTCAATACCGGTTTCGGTCGCACCCCAAAACTCAGTAAAATAGATAAGTACATACCTGAAAATGGTCCAGGGCCCGCCAAAAAAGTTGGAACCGTATTCGGTTGAGGTTATGTGAGGTAAGGGTGCCCTACTGAGGCAGCACTAATGTGCTGTGAAACATATGCATGAAACATTTAGGTATGTAGAGTCACACATGTAAATGCAGACCACACCACGGAAGGGATTATAGAGTTTATTACACACAAATGACAAGGACACACATAACATGAAACGTGACAAACTACATAACAAACAACATACAAATAGTACATTTACCTCCGCCTTCGTTTGGCAGCTGGAGCTGTTGATGATGCAGACCTTTTAACCCCTGTAACAATCTTAGGTGATCTAGGTTTAATTCCAGTTTGCAACATAAACTTCCTGCCTAATGGATATTGATCAAGTTCTGATGAAAACTTATCAGTTAAATCAACTGACCAAAAGTTAAACTTATCATAGTGATCAATCTTTTCTTTGGGAGGCACTTTAGCAGGGCATCGTGTTGCAGTTGATTGTAAGTATCTGTAAGTATCCTCTAAAGAAGAAGATAAAGGGGGTGTAATGCCAAGGTTCCAGTTATCAAGTATGTCTGGGTTCATAGTGTGTACATAAGCCATAACTTCTGAGGTTAATGGGACTTTGCAAACCTGCATCAGTAGCTGTATTTCATATTCTTCTGCATGTCTCATGTACTGTTTATACTCAGTAGCTGTGTATGTTTCAGCATCTGCATTAGTGGTTACTGATATTGTAAGGTTTGTGCTTCGAGTATTATCAGCTACTGTTATAAAGATTTCATTATTCCAGCATATGCCATTATTGTGGCCCTGTGCTTTCTGAATCCAGTAAGGCCTATTAAAAATTTGTGACTCACTGCTAACTAAAGACCCACTGGGAGTAGCAAAGTACACAGAACCTGCAATATTCTGCTGATTCTGGTTATTTTGAGCTTTGAAAACCAACTCATCTGGTATAGGCTCACCAACGGTTCCTGCCCGACTAAAAAAGTGCCTGGAAAACATTTGCTCCTTTCTCACATAAAAGAACAAAGAGTCTCCATACTGATCAGCACACATTTTCAGGTAATCTGGATATTTGCAAACACTTTGTGAGATGTCAATAGGAGCATCAGACTTATTGTCCTGCAAGCGTTTGAAGTCCATAGCCCCAAATCCTGTGTCAAACATATCCCCATCCTCAATAAGAGAATTAATAAGCTCTAGAGGAGGGCAGTCACCAGGATTTACTTGCACATCATCACAGGGAAGGCCTTTAGACCAATGCTCTCCTAATGGAGGTGTGCAACCTACCATAAAGAGCTGTGTTTGCTTGGGGTCAATAGCTACATTTTGTCTATTGTCAGTGCTAGCATTTGTATTGTACCTCGTTGGGTTTTCAGTGTCTTCTAGCTTATTGAAAAGGGGATTTCCTGAGAGTCCTATTCCTAGTGGTTGCCCCCTTCCCATTTCAATGCCTACACAGCCCCACACCAGTCTTTCCTTATCAGGATCATATACTGCTGAATCAGGAAGGCCAAATCTGTTGGGATCTGGAAGTTTTACTCTGAAAACCCTGTATTGATTAGGTGATACTTTAGGCACAACAACCTTACCATCTCTACTTTTTACAGGGAAATAAGGATGTCCAACAGCAAGCAAGCGGCTGCTGGTAGCATAATAATAAAAGGGCAAGCGGGTAACATATTCATCCGTGCTTAGTACTCGAGAAACTGATGTAGGAGGCAGGTATACCTTGTTGGTGCTAGGCAGCCACAATGCCATCTGAAAGAAAGAAAGGGAAGCGTTTCTTTTTCCGCCATAAGCTGGGGTGAAAGATAAAGTCACTGCTACTTAGCTCACTCAGTATGGTTGGATACCATGGCTCTACAGGATAGAGGGGGACAAATGTATGGTGGGTTCGTGAGGTTGGTATGGGATGCATGCCTTGAGGTTGAACAGTAGAAAAGTCAATGCTGCCTCCTATGGGCCTTACAAATGAATGTTCAGTATGTGCAGAGCTTGAGTGATCAAAAGATGGAAGCTGCAAATCCGAATCCGGGTCATAGTATGTGGGCACCATGCTGTCAGCATTTGAAAACGAAGTTTCCCCACTTACAGGCTCTAGAATAGAGGGTGAAAGTGTTTGCAGTTCTAGTTCCTCTGGTGCAATAGAACTAAGGTCCTGAAAAAAGTGTGCAATACCCCCTATATTGGTGCCTCTGCGTGTAGTTACAGTGCCTCGTCTGATGCCAAGCCTACTGAACCGTATGCGGCCTGCACGGGTTGAAAAAGCAGGCCTATGGAGGCGCACAACATCCAGGAAGTCTGGATCAGGAGCGGTAGTAGGAAGTTCAGCTGAATCAAACTCTAACGTGGCAGAAGCATCGAAAATGCTGCTATCAAAAGCAGGGTTAGGGTAAGTAATTAACCTTTGCGGGGCACGTAAAAAGTCAGGCTGAAAAACAGGAACTTGCTGTGTGTATTTGGCGTACCGCCGAAGGGCTGTAGCACCACGTGTAGCTTGCTGTAAAGGTGTGCTTGACTGGGGGAATGTTTGCAAGGGGATTTCTTCACCTCTCTGAATGTGAGACCCTGCTATAACTGTTGTGTGTGAGGAGAATGAGGATTCACCAGACCCAGAGGACCCCTCAAAGGCGGGATTGCTAAAGTTAGATGAACTTTGCTGGTATATATCAGGCCTTCCTACTTTGGTGGGATGATTGCTGCTGTGAGTTGTAATTATGCTTGAGTCTGGGGTAGAAGACACATTGATTCTTGTGTTTCCACTTCCTTCAGCTACAACCTCAGTTATCAGGGGGGTTTCTAAGATGTCTCCAATTACAGAGGAATCTCCCCCAATTACAGAAGGCAGCTCAGGTGTGATTGTAATAACATCTTCAACTATTTGTGGTGGCCTAATAGGTATTCCCAAATTTGCTTTTACTGATGTACCTCCTGTACCGCGTGCTAAAGGCACATACCCTGTTCTGCCCCCTGTACCAGACCCAGAGCTTATTCCCAAGCCCCCAAAAAATACTCCCAGGCTGCCCCACTTTAAAATCTGATCTGCAACTGTAGTTTGCTCCACCTTATTCACAACATCTGGTGGACATGTTCCTGCTTGCTTGCATGTTTTATAAAGCTGCTCTGCAGAAGCTCTTTTAGGCCTCTTGCGGGGGGGGGAAGCTGAACGCTTTTGCCTGCTTTTTGCTTTAGCCATCAAGCTTTATTGTATAAAAGTAAAAAAGCACCAAGTATAAAAGCACCATGTAAAGGGAAGGGAAGAGGTGGGCAAAGGGAATTGGAGAAAGGGAGCAAGGTGGAAGGGTTTGTAGGGGTACACGTTTACATCAAAAAAATGAGTAAAAAAAGCAGTAAAATGCACAGTAAAAGTACTACATTAACATGAGCTAAAAGTAGGACGCTGAATGAGAAACTCTTTTCAATGCACTCTGCCCAAACCGCCATCGGCAGTTGGCCCAGAGACTTAAAATGTTCAAAGGCTTGGCTTAACAGACTAAGACAAGTTTTAACAGAAGGTAGCAAGTAGACAGGTAGTGAGTCAGATTTGAGTTGGCTCGCTACGTCAAAGCAAATGTCAAAGTTCAATAAGGCAATTCACCCAAAGCAAAAGTTACACCTTTTGGTAATGTCACTTTGCTAAGAAAGTCCTCCCTTTGTGAAGAGGATGCAAAAATAACCGTTATCTTTGCAGCAGTAGGACATCCAGGAGAAGTCCAGCACCATGTAGAGCTTATATCTAGCACGCTATGCTTAAACTTTTTATACAGCCTGTACCTTAAGCACTTTACTTGGTTAGAATTCCCACTTAGCACAACTACAGGTAGAGGTGCAGGTGGACGTGGCGAGGAGGATTCTTGGGAAACACGAGGTCCAGATGCGTCACAGTTCCGTGTTGATGGCTGCTGCTGCACCTGCTGCTGCTGCTGCTGCTGCTGCTGCTGCTGCTCCTCCTGCCCTTCCTCCTGCTCGTCGTCAACGTTGATAGGGCTGTTGACCCCAGACCACTGGACGTGTCTGTCGCTGTTGGCGTTGTGCTGCCGTTGCTGCTGCTGCTGCTGCTGCTGCTGCTGCTGCTCCTGCTGCTCCTGCTGACGCCCTTTTGTCCAATTGTTGCAGTGCTCCGACGCGGGCTGCTCACAGTAGGGCTTTTTGAGCTGTTGCTGCTGCTGTTGCCCTTGCTGCTCCCCTTCTTCCGATAACTTTCGCTTGCTGGATCCACGTTTTCCTTGTTTTCCAAATCGAGGCGACGAACCACTGGATCCTTTAGGCTTTGAGGGAAGCGCCTGCTCTTCGGCTTTTTCGGGGCTTGGGGAGCAAAAGGGGGGCACCTCGTCGGTGGTGTCAACAACTGCAGGAAAGGGCTGTTCGCAGGGCTGAGGGCTAGCAGAAGAGTACAAAGTTTCATTTCCAAAAACAACAGTCCAAACACCCTTTACTCCATACTTTAAAGAGTCTTTCTGAAAGTCCTCATAGTACTGTTTTCTGCCCTCCTTGTCCACATAAAGCCCAGAGCTGTCTACTCCCCCTTGGAAGCATGTCCACTTTCCACATGACCCCTGGGCAAACACGCTTGTCCATAGGACATACTCCACGCCTTTAGCTTTTTCTCCATCATATAGCACTTGCACTGGAACCCCTTCCTTTTTCAGCGTGTTCTTTGGGTTAGCCTTATATCTTTCATAGCTAGTTTCTCTCATTGTCCAAGGCAGCAACCCATATTTTGATCCCTCCAAGGAGGTTAGCACTAAGTGCATCTTTATTGCTTTGGATGCTCTTGCCTTGCTCACTTGCAAAGGTGGCACTGCACACATGCCAAGCCTGTTTGCTCCACACTGCCTTGCATGGTACAGTAAAGCTTGCTCCTTTCTCATAAGCAGCCAATATATAACTTGAGTCCTTAAGCTTGCAGACCCTGTTTCATATAACTCCATCATTTTTTCTTGCAGTGCACCTAAACGTTTGCTCAGATCCTCCATCATAGCCCTCGTCTTCGTCGTCACTTAAGTCTAGCCTTGCCCACACTTTTCCAAAGAAGGCCTTCCAATTTCTTTCATGAAAATCAAAAACACAATTTCCATCATCAGTTATAGGAAATTCATTTGCAAAGTTAACCAACTGTACTCTGCTATGTAAATACTGCCATTTAACATGCTTTCTAATATCTATATTAGTAGTTACTAACAATGGAGGAAGCTTAACCTGCTGGGGGGCTCTATGCTTGCTATCAACACTAACAGGATTACCATCTATGGCATTTCTTAAGTATGCATCAAAAAAATCCCAGCATACATCTGTTGCATCATCTAATAGGCCGAGCTTGCCATCTAATAGTGGCTGTAACCAAAAGTGACTCCTAGAATTCATAAATGACACAACCTTACCCCCAAAGAACTTTAAAAGCGACATGCAAAATGCTGATTTACCTGTGTTAGGAGGCCCATAAAACACTAAACAGTTCTTTTTAGGTATTCCTTTTAGGAACAGCTTAAATTTTACCATAAAAGGCACAAATTCAACATCTTGGTACTTTAAAAAGTATACAATAGTTTTCCAATCTCCTTCTCCACTTATTCTATCTCTTTGCCTTTCTATCCATTGCCTCATTGACATTCTTTGCATCTCTGCTCTTTTATAATGTCTGCACATTATTGCACAGTCCTTCACATGCTTTGCTTGACTATTGCTCTTAAGAAATGCTGCAGCATTGGGTTCCACATCAGCTAGTGAAGCATACTCATATGCTATTTGGCACTCTTCTGTATATTCATTGTCATATGCCCACTGTACCATTGCTGATAAGTCAAATGGCACATTTTCGCTTGTAATATGTGCTAAACTCACCTGGGTAGTTATCCATTTAGGCTTCTCCCCCCACACAGCAGAAGTATTTGTTAACATGCCTTTATACCAATACATTGCTGCTGCTCCACTTCTAACTTTTGGTGGGTCTGATAAAAGTGCCTCTGTTTTTATTGCCAGCAAAGTACTCAAAAGTTTTTCTACTGTTGTTCTACATTTCCCTGTTGTAAAACACAACAGCATTAATAATATAAACCCCCAACTACTTTGTTCACATGTAATGTGAGTAAATGTGCAGTAAGATTTAAGCACCTCCTGAATGCTATCACACACGCTGTCGTGCACCCCAAATGCTGCGCATACCCATTCGGCATTTACAGTTTTATCACTCTTAAACGGTCTACACAAATCTCCAAAGCTTACATCATATGTTTCTTTAAACTTTCCTAGCTTTGCAACTCTGCTATCTTTACTCTTTATCAACTGTATAGGCAAAGCGTTTTCGGTCGCGCGTCCCACCCCATTTTCTATACACTGGCTTCCGCCATCTTCTCCCGCCTCCTCCTCCTCCTCCTCCCCAGTTTCTACCTGTGTCTCCTCTCCCATTTTTTCTTCAGATTGAGCTTCCAGTGTATTGCCATACCCGCTGTCAGAGTGCTCAAACAGCCGCCTTTTTGCCTTTCTTTCAGGCGTTAACTGCATAGCAGCAAGGCGGGGGCTAAGATCTACATTTAGTTTCATTTTTGGGCTAGGGCTCACATACTTTCTCTTCAACAGTTGTATGTGTTCATTATCAGCTTGTTCTGTCTGGTAGGTTAACATTGGCAAGTACTCCTCGCTGCATGTGGGAACACATGCATGGTCAATAAAATCCTCATCATCCTCTTCCCCCTCAGTAAAGTTCTCATCTGACAAATCACTACAATCTGCCTCTTGCAAAATAAAATCAGCCCCATTTGTACCTGGATATTCCATCTTGGTAGGTGCTTGCAGCGCTTGTTCTTTCGCCCTAGCACATACATTCACTAATAGATTTCAAAACAGTAAACACAGCTTTTAAATCACTGTGCTCCGCCTTATATGAACAAGCTCCGCATGCTCAGCATTATTGATTCCTTTGTCATACCCGGTACCCACAACCACACATTAAACAAAGTCCTCTCCAATACCCTCTAACACAATGAAGTCTCTTTTTTTCCTCAACCATTAAATCTTTTTCTGAATTAGTTAAAGGCTTATAACACCCATAGCATCTCACATATAAGTCGTTCAAAGCTATTCCACAAATGTCTTGTACAGAAGTTCCATATACCGAGCAGTCAAAGTGTCTCCAAATGTCCACTTGCGCTGCTCCTAGAAGACAGGGTCCACACGCTCCAAATGGATAACCTTTTCTCCACACCAGGTGCAACTCCTTTCTGTCAAACGTAGAAAGATCTCTCGCTGTTAAAGAACATTTACAAAAAATACAACTGAGCTGCAAATCAGCAACCTCTAAATCCAAAAGGAGCAGCAAACCGGAGACAGATTTGGGATAATCCAT